CGATACACCTATTGAGGACCGTGGTCGCAAGCCCATGAAAACTCCACCGGAAGAGGTCACTGACAATGAACTAGCCTCTTACGACGAGAAAGTCCAAGCCCGGATTAAAAAACTAGGTAAGGGGTATCACGACGAACGTCGAGCTAAAGAAGAAGCACTGCGGGAACGCCAAGCCGCTGAAACTTATGCCCGACAGATACTTGACGAGAATAAGAAACTTCAACAACAGCTTTCTAGCGGTAGTAAGGCTTATATTGAGACTTCGCAAGAAGCAGCAACCGCCGCGCTGGCTGCTGCCAAGAAACAGTATAAGGAAGCCTACGATTCTGGAGACCCAGACGCTCTTGCTGACGCGCAAGCGGACATAACTCGCGCCACTCTGAAATCAGAGCGCGTGCAGGGTATGAAACCGATTGAAATTGAGGAGAAAGAGTACGAATCGCCCCCCACCGCCCCCCAAATGACCCCTCGCACGGCTAAATGGGTGCAAAAAAACAACAGTTGGTGGGGCAAAGATGAGGAGATGACTCTGGCTGCTACTGGGCTTGACAAAAAACTAGCGCGAGAGTATGGTCCTGAATATGTGGGTACTGAAGAGTACTTTCAAACCATTGATAAAACAATGCGCAAACGATTTCCTGAGCATTTTGAAGATGCCCAGAGCGATGAGGAAGAATATGACCCGCCTCCTAGAAAAAGGTCAGAACCGGCTTACGAGGATGAAACCCCGAGCCGTGCAACAAAACCAAGTTCCGTTGTGGCACCCGCTACTCGGAGCACACCGCCTAATCGTATTAGATTAAAGGCATCCGAAGCAGCGATTGCTCGCCGTCTTGGGGTTTCTTTAGATTTATATGCTAAACAGGTTGCTTTGCTTGAAAGGAATAAATAATGGAACAGCTAGAACTAAACCGTAAAAGTCGTGAGTCCGATAGCAGAGAAAAAGCGCAACGCCCAATGGTTTGGCGTGCGCCGGAAACTTTGCCAACGCCAGACCCACGGCCCGGTTGGACACACCGTTGGGTGCGTACATCGTCTATGGGTATAGCTGATCCCGGAAACATTTCTTCCAAGTTCCGCGAAGGATACGAGCCCTGCAAAGGTGACGAATATCCTGAGCTAATGATGCACGCTTCCACTGAAGGTCGTTTCAAAGGAGCGATTGAAGTGGGTGGTTTGTTGCTCTGCCGCATCCCGTCTGAAATCTTGGCATCGCGCATGCAACAGCATGATGAAAAGAACAAAATGCAGATGGAATCAGTGGACAACACTTTCCTCCGCGATAGGGACGCTCGATCTAATATGGCGATGATCGTCGATAAAAAGTCGAAAGTCACTTTCGGTTCTGGTACATAAATTTTAGGAGTTTTAAATGGCATCAACTGCTTCCCCCTACGGCTTACGAGCCGTAAATAATCTGGGTAGCCTACCGTACGCCGGGGCTACACGTAGCTTTGCAATCGACCCTGCTGGATACAGCACAAGCATCTATAACGGAAGCTTGGTGTATGTTAAATCTACGGGTTATATTGAAATTGTTACCGCTACTGGCGCTGACGCAACTACAAACGGTTTTCCTGTTGGCACTGCTAACACGGGCGCTGTTGGTGTGTTCGTTGGTTGCTCTTACGTTAATGCACAAGGTCAAACCATTTTTTCACAATACTACCCAGCTAGTGCGTTGAACGCGACTGCATTTGTGATTGATGATGACCGTACTGTGTTCCAAGTTCAGTCTGCTGGCTCTGTCACGCAAGCTGCTCTAGGTTCAAACGTGTTTTTCTCTACGGGCGCAGTGGCTACAGGTAGTACAACTACAGGTAACTCTACCGCTTCTGTTGTCGCTGGTTCTAGCGCTGTTACAACCACTGCCGCTTTCCGCGTCGTTGGCTTTGTAAACATGCAGGGCTTCTCGGTAGTGGGTGACGCATATACTGATATTCTGGTGAAGTTCAACCCCGGATACCACTCTTACAGCAACGCTGTTGGTCTGTAAAGGAGCTAAATCATGGCTATTTCACGCGCACAACTACTTAAAGAACTTCTCCCCGGCCTAAACGCTTTGTTTGGTATGGAGTACGCACGCTATGGCGAGCAACATAAGGAAATCTACGAGACTGAAACCTCTGAGCGTTCCTTTGAGGAAGAGACCAAGCTGTCCGGCTTTGGTGCTGCACCTGTTAAAAACGAGGGCTCTGCCATCGCTTATGACAACGCGCAGGAAGCTTTCTCTACCCGCTACACGCACGAAACCATCGCCCTTGGCTTCAGTATTACTGAAGAAGCGATTGAAGACAATCTGTACGACAGCCTGTCCTCACGCTACACCAAGTCGCTGGCTCGCGCTATGGCGTACACCAAGCAGACCAAGGCTGCTGCTGTTCTGAACAACGGTTTCACCAACTCTTCCGCTTATTACGGTGGTGATGGCGTTCCTCTGTTCAGCACTTCGCACCCGACCGTTGGCGGTGGCGTTAACTCCAACACTCCTGCGACTCAAGTTGATTTGAACGAGACTTCTTTGGAAGCCGCCGTTATTCAGATCGCTGCTTGGACGGATGAGCGTGGTCTGTTGATTGCTGCAAAACCAAGGAAGCTGGTTATTCCACCCGCGCTGCAATTCGTTGCTACGCGCTTGCTGGAAACTAGTTTGCGTGTTGGCACTGCGGACAACGACATCAATGCGTTGAAAAACAACGGTTCCATCCCCGGTGGTTATACCGTCAACAACTACTTGACTGACACCAACGCTTGGTTCATCTGCACAGATGTGCCTAACGGCTTGAAGCACTTTGTGCGTACACCGATGACCAATAACATGGACGGCGACTTTGATACGGGCAATGTCCGTTACAAGTCCCGCGAGCGTTATAGCTTCGGCTGGTCTGACCCATTGGGCATGTTTGGCTCGTCCGGTTCGACCTAATATTTCTTAGGAAATATTTGAGAGGGGGCCTTGTGCCCCCTTTTCTTTTGGTGTATATTGACTTCATTCCGGGCTTTCCGGTGTATCAGACAGTCCCGGCTGACGACATGCAGACTGATACGCCTAACTTGCATGTAAGGACCACATCATGGCATTGACCACATTCTCCGGCGCAGTACGATCCCTCAATGGTTTCATCGCTGGTCACCAAGTCTCCGCTCCTGTAAACGCAATCAATGCCACGGCTACTGCCACGGCAGCACAAGTTGCTACAGGCTACATTACCTCCACTTCGGCTGCTGCTACAACCATTACGTTGCCTACCGGCACACTGCTTGGCGCGGCTTTGGGCGCTGTTAAAGGAACGTCGCTGGACCTGTACATTGACAACACTGGTGGTGCAAGCACAGTAACTATTGCTGTTGCTACTAACGGTATCTTGTCTACAGGCGCTGCCGACACTGCTGGTAGCTTTGGTGACCTGACGGTTGCTGCTGGCGCAACGGGTATTGGTCGTTTCACCATCATGTTTGCTAGCCCAACGGCCTACGTGTTTACCCGTACTGCCTAATCAACCTCGGGGGTTTCGGCCCCATTTTTAAAGGAGATTGATTATGAGCATGCAAACAGACGTAAAAGCAGCACACGTCGAGGCTACGGGTACCGTTGTTTCTGGTCGTAACCGCCTTAAAGCATACCACTGCATATCTGGTGGAACAGCGGGAGATGTTATTTACCGCGACGGTGGGGCAAGCGGCACTGTTCGGTTGCAATTTAATATTGGCACAGGTACGCAGCCGGTTTCTTTGCTGATCCCCGGCGAAGGTATTTTGTTTAGTACAGATGTGCATGTAACGCTCCCCACCACTGCAAAAATTACAACGTTTTATGGCTAAGAAAAAAGGTCCGGTTCTCTCGGTTGGTCGCGGCGAAAAGCTACCGGTCTCCAAGGGGGCGGGCTTGACCGCCAAAGGTCGTGCCAAGTACAACGCTGCTACGGGTAGCAACCTAAAAGCCCCGCAACCGCAGGGCGGCAAGCGCAAGGATTCGTTCTGCGCCCGTATGAGCGGCATGCCCGGCCCAATGAAAGACGAAAAGGGCAAGCCCACCCGTAAGGCGGCGGCTCTTTCAAGATGGAAATGCTGACATGACACAGAATCACGAAACAGTTAAAAACGTCATTGACATCATGTCAGTGGCTGCTGCTATTGGATCATTCTTGAACATCCTTACACCTGTTTTTGGTTTGATCGGTGCCGTGTGGACATTGATGCGCATAGCTGAGATGGTCACTGGGAAGCCGTTTTCTGAGATTATTGGTTGGAAAAAATCCGATGCCAGCAACAAGTGAAAAGCAAAAGCGGTTCATGGATGCCGCAGCGCACAACCCAGCGTTTGCCCAGCAAGCCGGTGTGCCCGTGTCCGTAGCCAAAGATTTTAGTAAGGCAAGCAAAGGCATCAAGTTTGGCGGGACTAAAACCAGACCTGATCTTCAAAAAGTAAACGAGCCCAAAACTCGTCAAGGTAAGACTGAACTATTTAACAAAGGCGGTGATACTATGGCTTCAAAAATGAAAATGTTTGAAAAGTCAGGCAAAGATGTCGAGAAGAAAGGCATGAAAGAAGGCTCTAAAGCTGACATGGCTATGGACAAAAAACAAATGATGGGCATGAAAAAAGGCGGTATGGCTGGTGGTGGCATGCCTGCTGCGCTAGCAAAACATGCTAGCAAGCCCGCGTCTAAAGCTCACGCTGGCCTCAAGAGCGGCGGTGCTGTTGATGGAATTGCATCCAAGGGCAAGACCAAGGGCACAATGATTAAGATGAAAAACGGCGGCAAAGCCTGCTAAGGAGTCATCATGGGCAAGAAAACCACAGGGCGTTTGGCTGGACTGGCGGCATTAGCCGCAGCAGCCTATATGTACAAAAATAAAGACAAAGACGCGGCTAGCGGCAAAGACGCGGCTAGCGGCAAAGAGACGCCCGCAGATAGAGAAGATGCTGAAATGGGCCAGTCAATGCGGGATAACATGGCCGCTGCCAAGAAAAAAGAGACGCCAGAAAAACTCGCTGTAGATTTGGGCGAAATCCGCGATGAAGAAGGTAATTTGTCCAAGTTTCGTCGTAACACTGAGACTGGTGAGATGTATGACCCAACAGGGTTTAGTTCAAGCGCGGCCACAAAACCCGTTGCCCCAGCTTCTGCAACTCGTGTACCAAAAAATCCTGTAGTAAGCGCACCTACCAAAAAAGTGCCAACGCTTGAGGACGAATACGCGGCTAAAGAAAAACTAATGAGCGCATACAAGCCTCGCAGGCCGGATACTAAGTTGAAGGACACGAAGTTTACAACTAAGAGCGGCAACAAAACGCTGACTACGACTCCGTATGCGTATGAAGAATTAAAACGCGGTGGCAAGGTCAAGAAAATGTCTTCTGGTGGCATGACTTCTAAACGCGGTGACGGTATTGCCTCCAAAGGCAGAACCCGTTGCAAAATGTACTAAGGATTTAAAATGGCTTTTAATCTAGGCGACATCAGCCCCTTGGCAGGAATTGCTACAGGCAAAGGCATGATTGGTAAATTAGCTGGCAAAGGTGGTCTTGGTTTGCTCCCCAAGATGATCGCCGATAACGCTCAAGAAGACGATGAAGCCGCTAAAGTTTTGGTTGAAGCCGAGAAAGAGCGTGTAAAAAAAGCTGGTTCGGCAAAACAAATGAAAAAGGGTGGTGTCACCCGCGCAGATGGTTGCATTGCCAAGGGCCATACCAAAGGTAGGATGGTGTAGTATGGGCCGTTATTACAAACTTAACAAAGATGGTAAAACATCGCAGACAGATGTTGGAAGCTTTAAACCGCCAGAAGGTGGTTCGCAATATAGCGAAGATACTCCGTCGTTTGAAAGCTTACATGCCGATCAAGGTCGTGGCGTACAAGGCGGTCCTACAGCCAAA